AACTTGCTAGACAAATAGATGGTCAAAGATGGGGATTTACTGCTAGAGTAATTACAGCAAAAAGAAGTGATGTTTATGGCGATCTTATGGCTTTTATAGTTAAACAAAGATCAGGCAAAGAAAACTTTACAATAATCCCACCAGAAGTAGAAGATGCTAGAGGCACTGCTAGTGGTACACCAAATGGAACAGCAAGTGCTGGAGATACATCAATTACATTAGGTGGTACAGGCACAGGAACTTTAAAAGCTGGAGATATGATTAAATTTGCTAATCATTCTAAAGTTTATATGGTTGTTGCAGATCAATCAGATATTTCTACAGGCACTCTAACTATTGAGCCACCTTTAACTACAGCAGTTTCTTCATCAGATATAACTTATGATAATGTTGCATTTACAGTTCACTTAACAAATGATGTTCAAGAGTTTGGTGTAGCTGGTGCAGATAAAGATGGTAATGCTTTATATCAATTTGAATTTGATGTAGAAGAATCATTATAGATGACAAAATATTTAGTAAGGCATTATGTTACTGCTGATTTTCTAGCAGAAAAAGTTGTTGATGAAACTGAAATAGATTCAGAAAAAAACAATTTAAAACAAAATACTATTCCAGATGGAAGTTTTAGCTTTATTATGGTAGAACAAAGCGAAAAGTTAATAAGAACAACATACGAGAAATATGACGAGAGCCTTAACAACAGCGATAAAGAACGAACTAGCGACAAATGATATTAGACCATTTCATTTACTTACAATAGGCTTTAGCACTCCTGTAAATTTTACAGACTGTTCATTCTCATTAACTTCATCAATATCAGGTTCTTCAGTTACTTATTCTCCATCAGATTTTATTATTGGAGTTTCAGATTTTACAGAAGAAATAGATGTAACTAAATCAAGTTTAACAATATCATTATCAGGTGCAGATCAAACATTTATCTCTACTGTATTAAATGAAAATATTACTAATGATCAAATAACTATTTTTAGAGGATTATTAGCAGATGATAATTCAATTATTGCTGATCCATTTTTATTATATAGAGGAAACATAGAAAATTTTGCAATAAATGAAAATACAAAACAAAGTGTAGTAAATATATCTGTAGTTTCTCATTGGGCTGACTTTGAAAAAAAGAATGGTCGAAAAACAAACAATACATCACAACAAAGATTCTTTAGTACAGATGTTGGTATGGATTTTAGTTCACAAACAGTTTTAGATATTAAGTGGGGTAGAGAATAATGTTTAAATGGTTTGAAAAAATATTAATCAAAATTGCAAAAAAAATATTAAACAAATATGCACCTAAAGGAGAGTTCTTAGCATACATAAACAAACGAGAAGAAAAACTTTTAAAACAATATGGTGGTGCTGGATTACCTGTAAAAAAAACAGGAATTAAATCTTTTTTTAGTCTAAGTGGAATTGTAAGTTCTGCTGTAAGTTTTTTTGCAAATCTCAATCCTGTTGTTAAAATAATTGCAACTATAGCAATTGCTTGGTTGTTTAGACCTAAAGTTCCAGAGTTACCAGATTTTGGACTAAACGAATCTGATGATTTTGAAACTGGAGTTCTTTTAAACAAACAAAGTAATGACGCAAATATTCCTGTAATTTATGGAGAAAGATTAGTAGGAGGAGTTAGAGTATTTGTAGAAACTTCAGGCGATGATAATACTTATTTGTATATAGCTTTAGTAATGTCAGAGGGAGAGATAAGCTCTATTGAAGAAGTAAGAGTTGATGAACAAGTAGTTACATTTGCATCTTCATTAACTGATGGAACAGAAGTTGAGGTGGATAGTGGAGATGCTAATTTTTATAAAGATGGAGAAAGTTTAATTAGAATAGAACCACACTTTGGAACAGATGGTCAATCAGCTTCAACATTATTATCAACATTATCTAATTGGGGAAGTAACCATAAACTATCAGGCATATCTTATTTAGCTTTGAGGTTTAAATGGAATCAAGATGTATTTTCTGGAATACCTAAAATACAAGCAAAAATAAAAGGTAAAAAAGTTGTAGCATATAATTCAAGTTTAGTTGCACAAAGTCCAGCTTTTTCAACAAATCCAGCTTGGTGTTTATTAGATTACTTAACAAATAGTAGATATGGAAAAGCATTAACTACTAACGAAATAAATTTACAAAGTTTTTATGATGCTTCACAAGTTTGCGAAACACAAGTTACTCCATATTCAGGTGGTAGTGATATAAATATTTTTGACACAAATGCTGTTTTAGATACTTCTAAAAAATTAATTGATAATGTTAGAGAACTTTTAAAAGGTTGTAGAGGTTATTTACCATACACTCAAGGAAAATATAATTTAGTTATTGAAACTATTGGAACTGCATCTATAACTTTAACTGAAGATGATATTATTGGTGGTTATAACTTACAAACTCCAGCAAAAAATGAAAAGTATAACCGAGTAATTGTATCTTATGTTAATCCAGATAGGAATTTCCAAGTAGATGAAGTTCAGTATCCACCAATAGACGATTCAGGATTACCTAGTGCAGATCAACACGCAACTATGAAATCAGATGATGGTGGTTTTTTATTAGAGGGCAGATTTGATTTTGGTAAAGTTATTACAAATACTTATCAAGCTGAAGAAATGGCTGAAGTAATACTTAGACGTACTAGAGATTCCGCAAGACTTTCAATAAATGTTACTTTTAGTGCATATGATTTAGCTATTGGCGATATTGTGAATGTAACTCATTCATCTATTGGGTATAGTTCTAAACCTTTTAGAGTTTTAGCTATAAAATTTAATTCTGATTTTACACTTGGTTTAGATTTAGTAGAGCATCAAAATGCACATTACACATGGGCGACTAAAACTCAAGCAACTGCAATACCATCAACTAATTTACCTAATCCATTTACTATCCAACCACCAGCAAGTGTAACATTAGATGATGAATTAATTGAATATAATGATGGTACAGTAATTGTTGCATTAAATGTAACTGTTGGTGCTTCTACTGATAGTTTTGTTGATTATTACCAAGTAGAGTACAAAAGGAGTACAGATTCAGATTTTATTATTTATGCACAAGGTTCAGGATTAAATCACAGAGTTTTAAATGTAATTGACCAAGAAACTTATGATGTCAGAGTTAAAGCTGTAAATAGTCTAGGAGTTTCATCAACTTATGTTTCAGCACAAAGAACAATCATTGGTGCTATTGAACCACCTAGTGATGTAGAAGACTTTGCTTGTAATATTGTAGGACAAGAGGCTCACTTATCATGGAGTCAGATTAGCGACCTCGATCTCGCATATTACCAACTTAGATTTAGTGAAGAAATAGATGGAAGTGCAGATTGGCAAAACTCAGTTAATTTAGTTTCTAAAGTATCTCGACCAGCAACATCAATTTCAGTACCAGCTAGGGCTGGAACTTATCTTATCAAAGCTGTTGATAAGCTAGGAAACTTTAGTTCTAATGCAAGTGCAATTATTTCAAATGTAACTGATACTGTTAATCATAATTCAATAGCAACACAATCTGAACACCCTGATTTTTTAGGTACATTAACAAATACAGTTATAGCAGATGATTCAATTAGATTAGATTCTTCAGAATTGTTTGATTCAGCTAGTGGATTATTTGATGATGAAACAACTAGATTTTTTGATTCTGGTGTAAGTAATGCTGATTTTTTTGCAACAGGTAATTATGAATTTGCAAATGTTATTGATATTGGTGCAAAACATACTGCTAGAATTACAGCTAGTTTAACTCAAACATCAGATAACCCTGATGACTTATTTGATAATAGAAGTGGATTATTTGATTCTGCTAGTTCAAACTTTGATGGAGATACACCAGCAAACTGTGATGCTCATTTAGAAATAGCAACTTCAGATGATAATATAACTTATACAGCTTTTCAAAATTTTGTAATAGGAAACTATACTGCGAGATATTTTAAATTTAGAGTATTTTTAACATCAAGAGATTTAGCATCTACACCTGTTGTTAGCCAAGTATCTGTAACTATAGATATGCCTGATAGAATATTTAGTGGAAATGATATAACTTCTGGTGCTGGAACATATACTGTAACATTTACAAATCCATTCAAATCTGTTAATTATGCTGTAGGAATTACAGGCGAAGACCTTGCTACAGGAGATTTCTTTGTAGTAGAAAACAAAACTATTACAGGCTTCGACTTAACATTTAAAAATTCAGGTGGTACTGCGATAAGTCGTACATTTGATTATATTGCAAAAGGCTTTTAAAAGGAGTATAAGAACGACATGGCACAAGGAGATTATTTAATTCAGAACCAATCTTTTCCCTCTTTTCGTAGTGATTTAAACTCTACTTTAGAGGCTATCAATACATCTAATTCAGGAACATCAAGACCAAGTTCAGCAGTTGCTGGAACAATTTGGCTAGATACAACTTCAGCATCTACACCTACTTTAAAATTTTATGATGGTTCAGATGATATATCTTTAGCAACATTAGACTACACAGCTAACACAGTTAATTGGTTAGATAGCACAGTTTCAGTAAATATAGTTTCAGATACAACACCACAACTTGGTGGAGATTTAGATGTTAATGGAAACGATATAGTTTCAGTAGCAAATGGAAATATTACAATTACTCCTGATGGAACAGGAAAAGTTATTGTAGATGGTTTATCTTATCCAACAGCAGATGGAACAGCAAATCAAGTTTTAACTACAGATGGTGCTGGAAATTTATCTTTTGCAGATGCTTCAGGTGGTGGAATTTCTTGGCAATCAACTATCGTAACAGGAACAACTTTATCAGCAGTAGCTGGAAATGGTTATTGGATTGATACAACATCAAATGCTTGTACTGTTACACTTCCAGCATCAGCAAGTGTTGGAGATACTATAGAATTTGTAGATTATGCAAGAAATTGGCAAACAAATAATCTTACATTAAATAGAAATGGATTAAATTTTCAAGGTGGAACAGAAAATCCTGTTTATGATATTGAGGGTCAATCAGTAAGAATAGTTTATTCTGGTGCAACACAAGGTTGGATACCAACTGTAGATGATGATGTTACTAATGAGGGTATTATACCAACTTATAGTGCAGATTTTTTAGTTATTGCTGGTGGTGGTAGTGGAGGAAAATGTAGTCAAGTAGCAAATTCAGAAGGTGGTGGAGGAGGAGGTGCTGGTGGATATAGAACTTCAACTCAAACACTTACAAGTGGAAATACAATTACAGTAACAGTAGGAGATGGTGGTGCTGGAATTACAGCTTCAAATACACAAGGAAATAATGGTTCAGATTCATCAATTTCAGGTACAGGATTAACAACAATAACTTCTGCAGGTGGAGGTGGAGGTGGACAAATAGGATCAACAGGTAATTCTGGTGGCTCTGGTGGAGGTGGAGGTTCTGGGGATCCTGCTGGAGGAGCAGGTGGTGGTAATACTCCGAGTACAAGTCCATCACAAGGAAATGATGGTGGTAATGGTGCTGCTGGAGGAGATGGAGGAGGCGGTGGAGGTGCTGGTGCTAATGGACAAAATGCTCACACTTCTCCAGGCGATGCTGGGATAGGAGGCGATGGTTTAGCTTCTTCTATAACAGGTTCTTCTGTAACTCGTGCTGGTGGTGGCGGAGGTGGTGCAGATACAGGCGGAGAAGGTGGCGGTGGTGCTGGTGGCGGTGGTAATGGTGGTACTGATGGTTTAGATGCACAATCAGGAACTGCTAATACAGGTTCAGGTGGCGGTGGTGCTGGTAGAAACAATGATAGTGGTGGTGGAGGAAAAGGAGTTGTTATTATAAGTGTTCCAACTGCTGATTATTCAGGTACAACAACAGGTTCGCCAACAATTTCAGTAAGTGGAAGTAATACAATAATGCAATTTAATGGATCAGGGAGTTATACAGCATAATGGCAAGTTTTGCAAAAATAGGATTAAATGGAAAAGTGATTGAAGTTCAATCAGTAGTTAATGAAGTTTTACATGACAGTAATGGTGTAGAACAAGAAAATATTGGAATAGATTTTTTAACAAAATTAACAGGTTGGTCAATTTGGAAACAAACATCTTATAATACTATAGGTGGAGTTCACAAATTAGGTGGAACACCTTTTAGAAAAAATCACGCTGGAATAGGTTTTACTTATGATGAAGATAGAGATGCTTTTATACCACCTAAACCTTACAATAGCTGGGTATTAAACGAAACAACTTGTTTATGGGAAGCACCAATTTCTAAACCAGAATTAACAGATGAAGAACAATCACAAAATAATTCTGAAACACATTATTGGTATTATTCTTGGAATGAATCAACCACAACTTGGGATTTGATAAATTCATTAGCATAAAAATTTTTATCTTGTGGTGTCATTATTAAAAAAACCTATAATACAAAATCTATTTCCTACACCTATCTATATGACAAATATGGATAGACCTTTTACAAAACAAGAATTAAAATTTGTAGAAGATCAAAAAAATCATTGTAATAAAAATAAAGGAAATATTAACACTAAAGACAATTACATATTAAATAGAAAAGAATTTAAAAACATTAAGAAGTTTTTAGATCAATGTTGTAAAGATTATCTTGATAAAATTATATGTCCAAAAAATAATATAGAACTATACATCACTCAATCTTGGTTAAATTATACAGAAGAAAATCAATTTCATCATCAACACGAACATTCTAATTCTATTGTATCTGGTGTATTATATTTTGATTGTGATAAAGAAAATGATAAAATTAAATTTACAAATACAAAAGGCTATCAACAAATTAAACCAGAAATAGATCAATATAATATTTGGAATTCTGAAACATGGTGGTTTGCCTTAGAAACAGGTCAATTGGTTATGTTTCCATCATCAACAATTCATCAAGTAGATACTAAACAAGGAAATAATACTAGAATAAGTTTAGCTTTTAATACTTTTTATAAAGGTACAATAGGCTCAAATAGTAATTTAACTGAATTGATTTTATAACCCTAAAATGTTATAAATCATCTGCAAGTGGGTATTACCTCCACACCACATACTCACTTGCTTAACTATGGCTTAAAATTATGCAACTTTCCAAACATTTCACATTAGAAGAATTTGAAAAATCACAAACTGCTACAAGAAAAGGTATAAAGAATAAAGCTGGTAGTGGAGATATTAAAAACTTAGGCGATTTATGTTATGAAATATTAGAGCCTGTAAGAGCAAAGTTTGATAAGCCTGTAACTATTACATCTGGTTATAGATCAGAAGAACTATGCGAGGCAATAGGAAGTAAAAAAACATCACAACATACCACAGGAAACGCAACAGATTTTGAAATAGCTGGTGTATCTAATTTAGAAGTAGCTTTGTGGATTCAAAACCATTGTGACTTTGACCAACTAATCTTAGAGTATTACACAGGAGAAGCTAATAGTGGGTGGATTCATGTTTCATATAAAGATGGCTCAAATAGAAAACAAGTATTAACATTTGATGGAAAATCATATA